CCGATGGCCGGAAACCGCGAATCACTTGCCTTCTGCCTTGATTGGGTGAGGCAAAACCACGACTGGACGTTTTCACCTCAGTGCCACAAGTCATGGGGGTTGCCATGAGCAACGAGCTTCTGCCGGTCCTGTCTCTCAGCATGACGCACCGCTGGCGGTACGAGACAGACGAGATGAACGGCGTCTGCGAGATCGCCAGGGACGTTATGGTCGTGAAGTGCGTGTTTGAGGCCGTGACCAAGAAGTTCTATGACGTGCTCCAGATCGACGCCGCCATCCGCCGCCGCCTGCTGGAGCCGGTGTCGGTCGAGCGCCTGGCCGAGCAGTTGTCGGAGGACGTGCCTGGGGTTCAGGTGACGGTCATGGGGCGGGCCGACACGCACGGGTGGATTACTTCGACTGCCCTCCGAGATGGATATCCGGCGATATGAGCGTCATCCTGCTGTCCGGCGGCCTCGACTCCCTTGTCATGCTTGCGTCGTGCGCAAAGGCGGACGTGCTGTGCATGACGTTTTTCTACGGCCAGAAGCACGCCAAGGAGATCGAGCACGCAGAGCGCATCGCCGACGCATACAAAAGGCGACACATGATCGTGGACATCAGCGGGGCGTTTCCCCCCTGCCCGATGACGGGGGCCGGCGTCATCCCCGCCGGCAAAAAGCACGATGACCCCGCTCAGTCGGCGACGGTCGTCCCGAACAGAAACGCCGTGATGATCTCTATCGCCGCATCGTGGGCATCGACGCATCGGGACAAGTCTGTGCTGATCGGGTGCCACGGCAGCGACCACGCCGTCTACCAAGACTGCCGGCCCAGGTTTCTGGAGACGATGGCAGTCGCGGTCACGGCTGGCTGCGGGGCCAGCTTGCAGGCGCCATTCGCCCACAAGACTCGCCGCGAGGTTGTCGAGATTGGGCGGCACGCGGGCGTGGACTTCTCGTTGGCCTGGTCGTGTTACGAGGGCGGCGATGAGCCGTGCGGCGCCTGCGGCGCCTGCGTCGAACGGCAGGAGGCTGGAGCGTGATCTACCTTGCCAGCCCCGGCAACCAGCAGCAGGCCGAGCACGCCGTCGGGATGCCGGTGCTGTTCTCGTTTGCCCTCTACGACCCGTTTCTGGATCGCTACCAGCACACCTACCGGCGGCTCCTGATCGACAGCGGCGCCTACTCGGCGTTCACGACCGGCAAGCAGATAGACCTGGGGGCTTACTCTGAGTGGGCCGAGCGGTGGATTGGTCACGCCGACGCAATCGCTGGCCTCGACGACATCGGCGGCGACTGGCGAAAAAGCCTCGCCAACTACGAATCGTTTTCCCTTGGGTTCCCCACCATCCATGACACCGACCCGCCGGAGCTTCTCCGCGACCTGATCGCAATCGCCGGCGAGCGCAACCGCTGGATCGGCATCGGCCTGAAGCCCCCCAGGCAGGGCAAGGAGCGTTTCGTCCGGTGGGCCTGCGACAACGTGCCGGAGGACTTCCACGTCCACGGGTGGGCGTTGCGGGCGTACTCCCACGTTCGCCGCATCGACAGCATCGACAGCACCAACTGGTGGCGCGATGCAATGAAGTACCGCAAGGACTTTCCGTTCCTGACCTACGGCGAGTGCCTGGAGATCGTGGTGAAGCGATACCAGCGCGAGGCGAGGATGTTCAGGGAGGACACCCAGGCCACGATGTTTCCTCTTGCCGGGGAATGCGGGATCGGATAGGCTGTTCATCGCGACAACGGAGGTCGGCAAATGTACGGCGCAGCAACCGAGATCAGGAAGACGGAGGCCCGTGCCCTGCACTGCCCGCCCCGCACCGTCGAGGTCTTCATGGCCGGCGACATCGAGCACGCCAAGCAGGTCGTGCGTCGCTGGTGCAAGGAGTCGCCCTGCTGCGTGACCGTCACGCCGACGACGTTCATCTACAACGGCGGCGAGGAGTCGGGGTTCGTCGTGGGGTTCAGGAACTACCCGCGGTTTCCCAGTGAGGCCGACACGCTTGGCTCCAGGGTAACAGAACTCGCCGAGCGGCTCCGCGAGGAGCTTGGGCAGGATTCGTACATGAGCGTTGACCACGGTGGTGTGACGACTTGGAGCACGACGAGGCAAGGAGGCCAGTGATGGGATACCAGTCATTTTTTGAGCGCCCGCCGGAGACGCAGTGGAACATCATCTCGCTGGGTGGTGGAGTTCAGTCCTCGGCAATGGCCCTGATGGCTGCCAAGGGTGAGATCACGCCGATGCCGCAAGCCGCGATCTTCGCGGACACGCAGGGCGAACCGCGGGCCGTTTACGCCTGGCTCGACTGGCTCGAGAAGCAACTGCCGTTTCCTGTCCACCGCGTCACGGCCGGTTCCTTGGCAGAGATGGAGATGCAGCTTCGCGTCTCCAAGAAGAGCGGCAAGACATACAAAAAAAGTGAGATTCCTGCGTTTGGCAAAAACCCCGATGGCTCCAAGGGGATCATGGGCAGGAAATGCACTCGTGACTTTAAGATTCAGCCAATCAAGGTGAAGGCCCGAGAAATCTGCGCCGTCAAGCGTGGGCAGAAGATTGTCACCGTGACGCAGTGGATCGGCATCTCCTACGACGAGATGGGGCGCGCCACGGCCAGCCGCGAGACGTGGAGCCAGACCCGGTTCCCGCTGCTCGAGATGCAGATCGACCGCGAGGGTTGCCTGAAGTGGATGCGCGACAACGGCTACCCGGAGCCGCCGCGGTCGGCATGCCTATTCTGCCCGTTTCACTCCGACCACGAGTGGCAGCGAATCAAGGACGGCCCGCAGGACGAGTGGCAGTCTGTCATTGACTTCGAGAAACAGTTGCAGGAGACGGCCAAGCAGTGCCAGGTCATCAGGTCTGTTCCGTTTCTGCATCCGTCGCTCAAGCCGATTGACCAAGTCGAGTTCAAGCCGGCCAAAGCTCCCGATGGGAAAAAGCAGATGACGATGCATGAAATGTGGAACGACATCAAGAACGACTGTTCGGGCATGTGCGGCGTTTAGGCGGCACGACACTACAACGGAAGGAGCCGTTTCATGTTGGTCATCACCCGCCGACGCGGGCAGAAGATTCAGATCGGCCGTGACATCGAGGTCATGGTCACTCGCGTGTTCGACGGCCAGGTGCGGCTCGCGATCAAGGCGCCGCCCGAGGTGCTGATCGCCCGCGAGGAGTTGCTCAACAAACCCAAGGAGGTGGCGAAGTGAGCTTCTACCTTGAGGCCGTCCGCGCGGCCAACAACGGCATCTACGAGTTGAAGGAGTTTCTGCGAACGCGCTGCCGCGCCGTGGACTCCGACACCCGCGTCGCCGTCGGCGACGGCGTGCAGGACATCGCCGTGCAGTTCATCGAGGGCATCCCCCCGGCCGAGGACGAAGACCTCTGGCTCTTACTGACAAACCTCTCGGCCTCGTCGGTCGAGATCAACCGCGACCGCGGCGAGATCACGATCTTGGTGGAGTTCGACTGATGCTTCACACCTGGCTCAACATCGCCGTGCTGTTCGTGATCGTCGGCGCCGCGACGTTTGCGTCGTGCCTGGGGTCAACGACGTTTTGGGGGGATGAATGATGGCTTTCTCTCGCCGCGGGTTTCTTGGTCGCCTTGCTGCCGCATCGGCCGCGATGGCCGTGGCCTCGAAGGCCGGCGCGATCGTTGCCGCCCCGTCTCCCGCCAGGAAGCTGTGCGACGCCCAGCAGATGGTGCTCGACCTTCTGGACGAGTGCCGGATCATCGAAGTCTCCGGGGCGTTTCGCGTGGACGGGGCCAAGGAATACGCCGTGACCTACCGGCACGACGCTGGCGTCGGGGTCGGTGAGTTCAAGGTGCCGCTGCGGGACGGCCGGATGATCCCCGCCGATCGCATTCGCGACTACGGCGTGCCGAAGTCCATGTCGATCACGAAGTTCATTCAAGACGGGGTCATCGACCTCAATAAGTTTGACAGCCGCGGCCCGCTGCTGAAGCCAGTGGTCGAAATCATCATCGAGTGGGTGGTGGCATGACCGCACAACTGCACCCCGCCCCCGAGAAGCCCTACATCAGCCCCGAGTACATCGGCGGGCCGTTTGACGGCGGCATCGGCGCCGTCGAGCCGGCGACGGACACGCTCGGCTCCATTCGACTGCCCGCCGGCACCTACTCGCTCCAGGGTTTTCGCCTGTCCAGCGAGTGCGTCGCGGACATTCTGCTCGCGCAGGTGACACCCGACCGGGCGGTTTACCAGTGGGAGGCGAGGAAGTGACCATCATCACCAAGCACGCCTCGGCCCGCGCGGCCCTCCATGCCGGCCACGCCTCGAGCCGCCCGCTCTCTGAGGGCTACGAGAACGTCGGCCTGGCTGGGGAGTTTGAGTTCGGTCGTTTCTGCGGCCAGATGCCCGACCTCTCGGAGCGGCCAGCGGGCGACAAGGGCGTCGATTTCGTCGTCCCCCTGCTCTACACGGTGGACGTGAAGACGGCCCGCAAAGCTCACAACCTCATCCACGAGGCGTCGAAGCCGCTGGCGGCCGACATCTATGTGCTCGCCGAATACGGCGAGGACGACGAGGCAAAGCTGGTGGGGTGGGTGTGGCGGGCGGCGCTCGCCAAGGCAGACATCAAGGACTTCGGCCACGGCATCGACAACAGGTACATCCCGCGGGAGATGCTGCGGCCGATGGAGGAGTTGGGGCGAAGGATTTGGAGGCACCGATAGTTCGGACGCGGCGGCAGCCACCGCGCACTGGCAGAACGCGGCTTTAATGCCGAAATGCGGGTTCGACCCCCGCTCGGAGCACTGGACGATGAAGACGTATCTCAACGAACTGCGAGGCCAGGTCCGCGGCAACGCGAGGCTGCGGCGGAAGCTCGACAAGGCGAAGAGGGCCAGCACGCACCGCGGCCAACACATTGCCATGCTCGTGACACTCTTGGACCGCGTCGGCCTCGGCGACCACCCGCAGACGGTGGCCGCGGCTGGGGCGATTGGGTGGAGGAGGGGGAAGTGAGTCTCTCCGTCATCACCAGCCGCCCGTGGACGCCGTGGCCCCAGGTTCACTGGGTGGTGCGGATTGAGAAAACGAAAGACGGGATGATCCGCATGTACGAGGACTACGAACTCGTCTGGCCGTGGCTGCGGTGCATAGGGATCGGGATACACAAGGGCGGGTGAGATGAACTACACGATAAAGCCGATTGAAACCAGATACGGCGGAGTCGTCTTCAGGTCGCGGCTTGAGGCCAAGTGGGCCGCTATGTTTGACCTTCTTGAATGGAAGTGGACTTACGAGCCGGCTGATTTCAACGGCTGGATGCCGGACTTTGTGATTCACGGAAGCCAGCCTGTTTATGTTGAGGTGAAGCCGGTTCACGATTTTCCACAAGAGGTGGCCGAGAAGATCGGTGCCAGCGGGTGCCGCGAAGAAGTGATGATTCTCGGCGAACGCGGGCCGCATCTAAGCAAAGATTATTCTTGGCCCGTCCTGGGCTGGCTCGCCGAAGTCGAGGGCGATGGTGAAGCCGGCGTTGATCTGTTTTGGGGCGAGGCGATGCTGGGGCGCTGGAGCGGCTCTGAGACTGGGCAGATTGGTTTTTGTCACTCAGAGGGGACATACACCGATCGAATCACCGGAGTTTATGACGGCGGTTGCTACGGAGGCGGCTTTTTATCACTTGAAACAGTTGAGTTCCGTTGGCGTGAGGCGGGCAACATCGTCCGCTGGGAGGCATCCAAATGATCGCCTGCACCGTCCTCCCCCTCGCCGACCTCGATGCCTCGATGCGTCGGCTCATCCGAGACGAACTGACCAAGCCCGGCAGCGACTTCCACGAGGCCGTCGAGACGAAGACGGACGGCCTGATCGCGGTCGTCATGGACGACGAGGTCGTGGCTGGCTGGGCCAGGACTGAGCGGTGGTCGGCCGGCGACGATGGGGCAGGCGGCCTGGTAATGTATGACACCCTGGAGGCGTTCGTCCGGCCGGAGCGTCGGCTCAAGGGCATCGCCGCGTTCGCCGCGGCCGGGCTGTTCTCGGCCACCTACGAGAACGGCTGCACCGTCGCCGTCTTCAGCCCGCACATGCTGCTGGTGGCTCGCCGGGCCGGCTTCTGGCCGACGCTCTTCGAGCGGGACGGCAACGGCGGCTGGAGGCGTGCGTGAGCGATGACAAATACGAGGCTCTGTCGCGGATGCTGGAGATGCAGCACAGCCTGCGGAAGGTCGCCGAGGCGGCGAACTTGCAGGCCCGGCTGGCCCAGGACACCGGCGCAGACGGGCTGGCTTTTGCTATTCATATGCTGCGCGAGAGTGTGCTAGTCTACAGCACCGAACTATCCAAGTGGGTCGAGGAGTACATCGGTGAAGAGTGAACTAGAGGAAGCGTGGGCCGCCGCCGACGAGTTTGAGTTGCTCTGGCTTCGCGCCCGCGAGGGCTGCCGGGGAGCGCAGCGTGGCCTGGAGCGGGCGGTGGCCCGACTGCGGCGCGAGCGCGAGCGGGGCGGGGAGTTGCTCCTCGCAATTACCCAAGAGCGGGCGCTGCGGTGGAAGGCTGAGGCCGAAGTGCAAAGTCTAGAGAACAAGGTTCAGCGGTTGAGCCTGCGATTGATGGAAAGTTGGAGCAAGGAGGCTAAGTAAATGGGCCAGCGAATCGTTGATTTCGACGTGCCGACGCTGTTCAGGTTGTGGGCGACGGGGATGCCGGAGCGTGAGATTTGTTTGGAGTTAGGCATCCGGCACGGGTCGTTCTGGATTGTGAAGGACAGGTTCAAGCTGCCGCCGCGGGCCAGGGCCGCAGCGACATCCTGCCCGGCTGACGCCGAACTGCCGACGCCCGAGGAGATCGCCGAGCGGGCGGCCATCGCGAGGTCAAAGTGGTCGCCGGAGGAGGAGGAGCGGCGCCGCGTGGGCTGGCGGCGCAGCCAAGTGCCGCTGCGGTCGTTCCGCTTCGACCACCGGAATCATGCGATGACTGCTCTAGACTGATATGCGGCAGTCGGCGACAATCGACGGGTGGCACCGCTCGAGCGAACCATCGTCGCCAAGGTCATGGACGAGGCCAGGAGGCTGGGCTGGTGGGCCATGAAGAACCACGGGAATGCGTACAGCCTGAAGGGTCTGCCGGACGTGCTGGTGATCAAGGCGGGCCGAGCGGCCTGGATGGAAGTGAAACGGCCCGGCGAAGACGCGACCAGAATTCAACAGCATCGGATTCGGGAGTTGATCCGGGTCGGGTGCCCGGCCACTGTCGTTCGCAGTGTCGGCGATGCCAGGGAGTTTCTGGAGGCGATTGATGATGGAAGAGACGTTTCTTGAGGAGTTCCAGACTCTGGCCGCCCTCGGCCCGCGCCGCGTCGCCATCGACGTGGGCGCGAACCTGGGCGACTGGACGCGATGGATGGCATCGCACTTCGACGAGGTCGTCGCCCTCGAGCCGGACTGGCGGGCCAGGGGCATGATGCGACAGCTTGGCATCCCGGCCAATGCGACGCTCCTGCCGGTGGCGGCGGGGCCGGCGTGCGGCGAGGGCCAGGTCTACCTGCGCGACGACAACCGGCAGTCGTCGATGCAGGCCGAGCACCCCATCGGCGGCGGCGACCAGCGGGCCGTCGCCACGGTGGACGTTGACACCGTCGGCGTGCTGACGCTTTCTGCCGTGGCCGAGTGGGCCGAGTCGATCTGGCCGGGCCACAAGGTCGATATGGTCAAGATCGACGCCGAGGGCTTCGAGCACGAGGTGCTGGCCGGGATCGCGAGCCTGTCGCCGCTGTTTGATTCGACGCGCTGGATCATCGAAGTCCACGACCGCGTCGATGAGGTCAGGGAGCAGTTGCAGCGGCTGGGCCTCGACAAGATTCGCGTGCTTAGGCACCCCAACGCTGGGGCGCATCCGAACCATCTTTGGGTCTACATTCCGGCCCGCGGGGAGGCATCGTGAGCGAGTTGCGCCGACCGGAGGCCGTCTGGCCCGTCGATGACGAGTACCAGGCCGACTACGAGGCCAAGACCCTCGCCGGCATCGAGATGGCGAAGGACGCAAGCGCGGCCATCGTCGCGATTGCCAGGAACTCCCTGCCGGCCCTGGCGAACACGCTGCCGCTGATCACGATGGTGAAGCGGCAGTTCAAGGACTGCAAGATGTACTTCTGGGAGAACGACTCCGAGGACGCGACGGCGGCGGTGCTGGACAAATACGCCGAGATCGAGCCGGGGGTCACGGTCGAGCATGGGACGCTGGGCGGCATCGACTCGCGGGGGTTTGAAAAGGAGCGGACGGAGCGGCTGGCGTTGTGCCGAAACAAGTGCCTGGAGTGGGTGCGGGCCAACGCCGCCGACACGACGTGGACGATCGCCTATGACACCGACCCCGCCGGCGGGTTCTCGCCTGACGGGGTGTTCAACTCCATCGGTTGGCTGGGCAGCATGATGGCGGCCGGCTGCCCGCTCCAGCCCGGCGGCATGGCGAGCTACTCGCTGGCCAGGTATCCCGACGGGATCGCCCATTACGATGCTTGGGCGGCTCGCCCCGTGTCATGGTGGCGGGATCGTCGCGAAGAGATTGGCATGAACTGGTTCTGGCAGTTCCTGCCGCCGGTCGGCTCGCCCCCGTGCCCGATGAACAGCGTCTTCGGCGGCCTCGCCGTCTACCAGACCAAGGCATTCCTCGCTGGCGGCTACTCCGGCGAGGACTGCGAACACGTCCCGCACCACCGGCGGATGCGTGAGGCCGGCTATCAGATGTACCTGAACCCTGGATGCCGCTACATCGCGGTCTGGACTGAGTGACGGCGAAAAAGCCCCTAGAGGAGATCGAGGCCAATAGGGCGCGAGCGAACCAGAAGCGGCGCCTCCGGCACCTCTGGAAGGGCGAGCACACGCTCGACGAGATTTGCGAGGAGATGGGGCTTGAGGAGGACGAGCTTCTCGCCTTCGCCGACTCGCTGGGGCTTGAAGAGCGGCCGGAAATCGACGTGTACCTGCCGTCGCCGGAAGAGATACGCCTGGCGGCCGCGGAGATTAGGGCCGGGTGGACGCCTGCCGAGTTAGAGGCCAGGCGGATGCCGTGGCATGGTAGACTCGGTTAATCGGCAGGAAGCGACAATCATGTTGGCCGAAGTGCGCCTGATTATCGCGTCCAGGGAGGCAAGGCTTGTCCTTGCCCGCGGCGAGACGATTGTCGAGGACGAGACTTGGAAGTTCAACCGGCCGATCAGCAAGACCGAGGCCAAAGAACTGGCAGAAGCAGCGTTCCACGACTGCTTTGACCTGTTGCAGCACGCAGTACATGGCGATGGCGACTCGTGACACCGACGAGCAGGAGTTGAGGAATCAGCGGACGGGCGACGACTCGCCGCCGCTGATGAGCATGGTGCCGGAGCCGCCGCCGAGTCATTGGGGAAAACTCACCGGCCAGAGCAGGACGCTCTCGCCGCAGTACGTCGCATTTTTGAACCGAGGCAAGGAGGCACGCCGAGATGACTGACGAGCAGGAGTTCGGGGCCGGGCTGGATTTGTTCGCGAAGCTGCGGATGCTCGCCGAGTGGGCGCCGCTCCTGAACCGGCTCCAGATGATCGCCCTGGCGAAGGAACCGCACGACCAGGCGCTGGCCGTCGTGTCGGCGCTCCAGTGGGCCGCCGGGAAGAGTTCAACGGAACTCGACGACCAGGCGTTGGCTCACCTCGAGTCGGTGCTGCGGACCACGGAGGGCCAGGCCATGTTCAACTGGGTCGTCGAGAAGATCGGGGTGGCCGGATGATGACGCTCCAGGCTCTGGCTGCGGTCGCTGGCGTCGGGGTGCTCCTGGCCCCCGCCGTGCCCAAGATTCTGTCGCTGCTGCCGGCCAAGTCGGCCGGCGTCACCTACGAGCAGGCGATTCTTCGGCTCGCCGAAGTCCGCGGCCGGCTGGTTGCCACCAAGATGTTGGGCGACGACCAGCGGAAGGCCATCGACGTTCTCACGCTGGCCCTGGTGGACGGGAGCGACTTATGAGCGCCAAGTGGAGGATCGTCGTGGCCGTCGTCTTGTTGGTGTTCGCCTGGAAAGGGTCGTCCCTCAAGATCGAGTGGCCCCCGGCCGGCGGCGGCACGACGGTGACGATCCCCCGGCCGGACGGCGTGATCCTCGAGTGGGCAGAGCCGCTCAAGCCGATCCTGCCCACGATGCTGGTCAAGGACCGCGAGTACCTCGCCAACTTCTATGACGCCCTCTCGTTCGTTCTGATCCGCGACGCGGGGCGGGGTACGCCGATCGTGAAGACCACGGGCGACTTCGTGGTGTTCCACGCCGGCAGCCTCCAGTTGGCGATCGACAAGGGCGCCGTGGGCAAGTACCCCGGCCTGGGCGAGGCTATCGACCAGACGTTCGTCAACGCCCTCGGGGCTGACCAGCGGGCACTCTCGGCCGACGACCGCACGAAGCTCACCGCAGCCTGCTCGGTCCTGGCCTACGCACTGAAGGTGGGCAACGATGGCTGACTTCGACCCGCTCAAGGCATACTCGAGCGGGTTCGTCGGCTGCCAGGCCAACCCTCGCGCCGACGAGGAGTTCGCCGACTCGATCATCCGGCATGGCGGCGACCCCGACGGCGGCAACATTGCCCACCAGTGGGAGTTCGCAGAGGCCGGGAAGGGGAAGCTGTCGCTGATCTTCCCGGCGATCGACGCCGTGTTCCCCGGCGCTCTCCCCGGCCCCGCCCAGCTCTGGGGGGACTGCGTCGGAGCGGCTGCGGCAAACTGCTACCTGGGCAGCCTTGCCCAGGAGATCGTCGATGCTCGGCCCGACGAAGTCACCGGCATCGTCGAGGGGCCGCCGGACATTCCAGAACTGGGCGTGCGGCAGGGCGTGGTCGCGAGAGAGAGCATCTTCGCGTGGCGCGGTAAGGCGAGCGACGGCTGGTTTTGCTCGGCGGCAGCGAAGGCCGTCACCGAGAAGGGCGTGCTGGTTCGCAAGGCGTACCCCGAACTCGGCATCGACCTGACGAAGTACACGAGCGAGACGATCCGCCTGGGCGGCGCTCGGCCACCATCGGATAAGTGGCTCGCCGAGAGCAAGCAGTATGTGGCACGCACCGCGACGTTCGTGAACTCGCGTGAGCAGGTCCGAGATTTTTTGGCCGCGGGCTATTGTATTTTCAATTGCTCGTCTATGGGTTTTGAGCGGACGAGGAATGAGGACGGCGTCAGTCGTCAGGTCGGCATTTGGCATCACGCCCAAGCCTTCACCGGCTATGACGACCGAGACATCGTCATCAAGAAGTACGGCCAGCCCCTCGTCCTTTGGACGAACTCGTGGAATGCGTGGAACACCGGCCCGCGTACCATTCTTGGTACATCCATCAGCATCCCGCCCGGCTCCTACTGGGCCTTGGCGAACACCATCGACCGCTGCCAGTGCATCGCTCTCTCGAGCGTCGCGGGCTGGCCGCGGAGAAAGCACACAACCTTCGGCGCGGCGGGGAACGTCTGATGCGAAACGCCAGAGCCAACTCGTTGTATTCGGTGGCCGTGGCCGCCGCGGTGATCGGCTGCGTGAGAGTCCCGCCGGCGCCGACGAACCTTCAGCCGATGGTCGCGGTATTCGGTCAGTATGCGATGCTCTCGCAAAGCAGCCCGGCACCGGCGCCCTCGGGCGTGTGCTCCAACTGCGGCACGAAGGTTCCGCCGGGCGGCGGCTTCGTGGGCGACGGGCGGGTCAAAGTCCCCTGCCCCGAATGCAACAAGGACGCGAAGGCGTCGTGCGGCTGCAACG